GTCTTTCGACTCGGGTGCAGGTGAGCGTTTCGTATACAACCAAGAGCACACTGAAATCGCTCTCGGTTACGCGATCACCCGTAAGGCGATCGACGACAACCTCTACAAGACCCAGTTTACGCCTTCAAACCTCGGCTTGGTGGAATCCTTCCAGCAGACCAAGGAAATCTACGGTGCAAACCTTCTCAACACGGCACAGACCTATAACGCAGCAGTTGGCGGCGACGGCGTAGCACTTTGCTCGACCTCGCATCCTATTGATGGCGGTTCGGTTGCCAACACCCCAACCACTCAGGTTGATCTTAACGAAGCAACGCTACTGAATGCGATGATCGCAATCCGTACAAACTTCCGCGATCAGGCTGGTTTGAAGGTGTTTGCTCGTGGTCGTAAACTCATTATCCCACCAGCACTTGAGCCAGTTGCTATTCGTCTTTTGAAGACGGAACTGCGCCCAGGCACTGCAGATAACGATGTCAACGCGATCATGACAACGGCCGGCGGCTTGCCAGAAGGTTACATGGTCAACGACTTCTTGACCTCTTCTTATGCATGGTTCTTGCTCACAAACATCGACGGTCTCGCATATATGGAACGCGTAAAGTTCGAAACCGATATGCAAGTCGATTTTGTGACTGATAACCTGCTTGTTAAGGGTTACGAGCGTTATTCGTTTGGTTACTACAACTGGCGCGCGATCTACGGCTCGTTCCCAACCTCGTAAGGAGAAGGCACCATGGCTGATACCGCATTCTCCGGTCCACTGATTGTGTTTGGGCAAAACCCAACACAACCTTCGGATTACAATCCTGATCTAGGCTCCTCGCTATTTTATGCGGGGGGCGGCATCCTTGATCCGCGCGCTCCTTTTACTTACCTTCCGGGTGAGTCGCAGGCAGCGCAGGATTTTGGATGGTATGGCTTCAGTGACATTGTTTCGTTCACTGGCGTTCCATACACCAACGCAGCGGCAGCCATCGTGGCTTCTGCAAACCCTACGAGTGCAACTCTTTCACTCGTTTCGACTAACTCCGCGACCACTGGCGTTTATTATTCTTCGGTATTTACCCGTTCGGATACAGGCGCAACGGATACGGTTCTTGCTCTTGATGCTTATGCTTCAGTCACCGCTTCGGCAACGAACGGCATTCTGACGGTTACGGCAAACAGTGGCATGCCAATCGGACCCGGTATGGTTCTCCTTTCATCGTCTACGACGGTATCGGGCGGAACTCTTGGTGCAACTTCTGGCGTCTATATCGGTTCGCAGATTACGACGACAGGAACTTCATCAACGGTTGGTAACGGACAAACTGGTACTTATCAGCTAAGTCAGAACGTAACGTTCACGTCTGGTACGGTCACTTTGGCTTATCCAAACGTGCAATCTTGCGCTATTCCGACAAACATTCAGACCCCTTCAATCTGGTTGTGGAACCCAATGGCTATGGTTGGCCGCGCTGTAAGCGTTACCGCCGCAGCAAGTGCTACTTACGCAACCGCAACGGTTAACGGCTACGATGTCTACGGATATCCAATGTCGGAAGCCATTACGATTTCGGCAGGTAACGCAGTCAACGGCAAGAAAGCGTTCAAGTATATCAAGTCTGTAGTGCTTTCGGGCGGTACGGCTGATACGACCCATGCTTATTCCGTTGGTACAACTGCAATCGTTGGCTTACCAATCCGTTCGGATACTTCGGCAGAAGTTGTTGTTAACTCTGGTAACTCTCAGACTGCGCCAGCAACTAACACGGCATTTGCTGCTAATGGCTTCTTGCCTGCTGATCGTACTACACCGTCCGCTACAACGGGCGATGTCCGTGGCACAATTGACCTTGCAAATGCTTCAGGTGTCAATCTTACGCCGTCCACTGGCACGAACAAGTATGTGTTCCGCCAGATCCCGCAGGCCTACAATGTTCAGTCAGCGACTGGCTTGTTCGGCTTAACCCAGTACTACAACTTCTAAGGAGTGAGCCATGAAGGGTCACAAAGGACATCACCACGGTCATGTTGAACATGGTGTACATCACAAGCACCCTCGTGCAGAGCACAAGAAGGGTGGTAAGGTTGAGTCGCCAATGGAAGGTCATTGGGATCACGACGAGTCTCCTACCGACGTTTACGAAGGTAAAGACTCGAACGTGGCCAAGGAAGCCAAACAGCGTAAGCATGGCGGTATGGCCAAGCATAAGCATCACGTAGGTCACCATGAAGGTCACCACGCTCATCACCACGCTGGCCGCAAGCCACGCAAATCCGGTGGTGCAGCTTCTGGTTCCAACATGCACCCACTTTCTTCTGCACATAAGGGTACGGAGCCAAAAGCTCATCACTCTTACGAGCCTGAAGAACACCGCTAAAAAGTCGAGGGGAGCTTCGGCTCCCCTTTCCTTTGTTTATGGAGGCCTCTTATGACTGCAGCATGGACACGATCTGAAGGTAAATCACCCTCTGGTGGGCTTAATGAACGTGGTAGGGCGTCTGCTCGCGCCGAAGGTCATAATTTGAAGGCACCGACGAAAGATTCGGACAACCCGCGTCACAAAAGTTTTTGCGAACGCATGACTGGCATGAAACGTAAAATGACAGGTGCTGCCGCTGCCGCTGATCCTGATAGCAGGATCAATAAATCACTTCGCAAATGGGGGTGTTAAATGGCCGAAAAACCATTTTGGGAAAAATCCCTTCCTAAAGATCATCACACAAAGCACTTGTCGCATAAGCAGGAACAAGGTGCTAAAGCTAGGGCAAGAGCTGCAGGGCGGCCTTACCCAAATTTGGTCGATAACGCCGCTGCGGCACGGAAAAAAGGTAAGTAACCATGTCTACCATTAACCAAACTGGCGTTGTCTGGGATTCCATTACTAAAAATGGTAAATTTGAACCATTTGAGATGCAGGTTTCGCGTGGCCAAATCACCAATCACGCACCGCAAAACATTTTTGGTTACGGCACTACGCCTGCGTCCGCTGCCGGAACATTTCGCACAGTATGGGAAAACATGGCGACAACGGAATACGTTTTTCCAGCCTCTGCCATTACCATGAATCTTAAAAGTGATACTGCTGGTGATACGGCAACAATTACCATTGTTGGATTAGATGCTAACTACGGCATACTTACAGAAAATCTTGTTTTAAATGGTACGGCCAATGTGCCTACGGTAAACCAATATTTCCGCATTAATAGTATGTTTGTTTCTGTGGGCAGCGCAACTAACCCTGCTGGCGTTATTACATTGTCTAATTTGGCGGGAAGTGTAATTTACGCTCAAATCAATACGGGCGTATTTAACGGCGTGACAAGCAGCCTTGGAACAACGCAAATGGCCGTTTATACGGTTCCTGCAGGATATACATTCTATGGTTGGCGTTACGGCGCGTATTCATCATTCAACGGTAATGGCGTAAACTACACCACGTATCGGGCTGTAATCAATTTATCCTCCGGCATACAACGCATTATTGTTCAAACGCCGTTCAATACGACTTATGAAGTACAGCGTCATTTCCCATTTCCATATGTGGCGGGAACGGATTTGCGTTTTCAAATTGCATCAAGTGCTGCTGCTGCGGCGGTTGTCAGTATTAATATTGGCGGCGTACTTATAGCTAACGATACTGCGACTACTTTTTAAGGAGTCGTTATGACCACTAGCGGCACTTATAATTTTGATCCGTCGCTTGGCGAATTGGTTCTGTATGCTTACAATCTTTGTGAAATCAGAAACACAGCAATAGCGCAAGAGCACATGGAAGTGGCCAGAATGGCCAGCAATATGTTGCTTTCTACATGGTCAAACCGCGGCGTTAATCTTTGGACGGTGGATCTAGAACAAGTCAGTTTTAGTCAAACACCGACTATTTTAACCATTACCGGAAATGGTTCAACGGCAACTTTAACGTATGCCACGCCCAATACGCCTGTCTATACGGTTGGTTTGCAGATTACTGTTGCCGGAACAGGTGTTGTTGATGGAGTGCAAACCGTCACCGCAAGTTCAAACGGTTCAGTATCATTTGCCTCGTCTTATGCTGGGAGCTCGACGGGTGGCACCATTTCAACAACCGTGCCGGCAGGAACGTATTCTGTTAATCCCAACACGGTTGTTATTCTTGATGCCTATGTAACTACAACAACATCAACGACGCAGCCGATAGACAGAATTATTCTTCCGGTATCACGCACAGAATACGCTTCTTATCCCAATAAATTGCAAGTGGGCTATCCCACCGTATTTTGGTTCGACCGTCTAATTGATGCTTCACGTTCTGCCGGATCGCCAGGTCCGCAAGTAACATTGTGGCCGGTGCCGGATGGCACGTCCTCGCAATTGTTAAAATATTACCGCGTTCGGCAAATCCAAGACAGCAATTTTACGTCCGGCCAAACGGTTGAAATGCCGTATTTGTGGATGGAGGCTTATGCTTATGCCTTGGCGCATCGGTTATCCATCATTTGGAAT